CATCTGCTGCATGAGATGTATAGTCATGTCTTGGATGGTCACGAAACACTTTCTTCTTATCATCCCACTCTTGTCGGTACTGTCGTAACATATCTAAACCATCCTGTGTTTTATCTCTATCAAAAAAACACTTCGGTAGCAACATCCTTGTTGCATTTATACCATCCGCTACTTTCATGCGAGGTACTACCTTGAACCTGATACCCAGCGATAAAGCCGTTTCCAAACGCGATTTACCGGACCCAAGTTCTCTGACTTCGATGTCGTGTGGTGCGAGATGCTCACCGTATACGAAGTCTTTCCGGTTAAGAACTTCCGCATAGTGGTCGAGACCCACTCCACTGTTCTCGTAATAATCAATAATATGTACCGCACCCCCACGATACGTCTGAGCAAACCAAATAGCAGTCGCATCATTCACTCCTAAATCCCAAGCTGTATGTACAGGCATTGAAGGGTCATAGGGTACTTTTGTTACTCTATCACTCTCTTCTGCTTCTGCAATTAACTTTCCATAATAAGCACCAATAATACTGGCTGTAAAGGAACATTCATACTCCTGGTCAAACTGCTCTTCTGTCATTTGCTGTCTAGCAGCTTTCAACTCTTCTTCTTTAACAATGCCACTCTCAGAAGCCTTTACTGTTTTCCAATACCACTTGTCCGAGCCTTCTTCACATTCATTCTTTGCCTGTTGCAGTAAATCAAAAAAATGATTATGACCAGCAGGAGTTCCCAAAAATACAGCTGCCCCCTCTCTGTCAGACAAGGCTGGTCGTACTACCTCCCCCCATACTCTTGGATTCTGCATCCCATATTCATCAAAGATAGCTAAGTCTAAATAAATACCTCTTAGTGCATCTGGATTCTCAGCAGACAATAACATCAGTCTTGCACCGTTGGGAAAATCTACTCTCAACTCAGTTTCATTAAAAGCTACGCTTGGTATCACACTGGCATAATATTTAACATAATCCCACGCAATTCTCTTAGCTTGTGTAAAGGTAGGGGCAATAAAAGCAACCCTTGGTCTGGGCAACGGACAGGTCAAACATTCTTTAATTAAATGATTAACTGCAAAAACAGTCTTGCCAAAACGTCTGTGCATGACTAAAACATTCCAGCGTCTCAGGCTGTTATGCATTTCAGCTTGAGATGCACGAGGTTTATACGGTATCGTTACCTGTGCCATCTGTCATCCAAGCAATGTTAATCTCGGTATCTCCATTCTTCAACTGCATCATGGCTTTTGAAGTATCACCAAACTCTTCTGGATTACACTTAGACTCCAACCATCTACTATGCACACCCATCTCCTTCAAAGCTATTACATCAACCTTAGCCGTACCAACAACAGCCCCAACCAGTAACTTTTCATAATCACTTCTAAACTCAGAAGAATAACTACTCCTAGCTAACTGATATGCTTCCTTCAAATCCTGATTATCATTCAAATACTTGTAAAAGGTAAACCTACTTATACCCATACCCTTACATATACTTGTAACCGTTATCCCATCCGATATCATCTTTAAGATAATATCTTCCTTCTTAGCTAACTTCCTCTTAGGCATAGTTACTCCTGAGTGTGTGTTGGATAGTATTGATTAACACATATATAGAGAGGTAGCGCAGCTTGGGGTGCATAGGTCCGGAACAGACCCCCACTAGGTCTGCAATACAGATTGTGTATGATGTTGTAAGTTCTGTCTGTTTAGAAAAATATAAAACCCTATTCATAAAAAACCTATAATCCAATCCTACAAACAAAAACCTAATAGCTGCATAATCTATATATCTATATTAACTATCATAAAACTTGTTGACACACAATATATATAGCTAATTTATATTAGGTGTTGACAATGTGCAAATGATACATTATCTATTGTAAAATAACTTTACAAAGAAAGGCATAAACAATGATAACATTATTCTTCAAGAAAAAGACAGTTTACGGAAAAGAGTTGTTTTATCCGGATTGCGATGCGACCAGGAACTTAGCTATCTTAGCTGGTCGTAAAACTTTTGATTTAAACAATTTAAAACTTTTACAATCTACTTATTGTTTCGAAGTTCAATTAACCGTTGAACAAATTGCAATATAACAGACGAGGATGCAATACAATGTATAAAGACGTATCAAATTATGACATTGCTACCGATATTTATATGAAAATAATGGCCGCAAAAACTACCGTTAAAAATGGTAAAATTTATTATGACCATAAACAAGAACACATAGATATTTCACAGATAGTAGAATATTTATTTTTTCACAAACTTAATGATAAAACAGAAATTCTTGATGCTCCAAGAAAACGATTTATGTAAAAACAATGAAAGGATTAAAGACAATGAAAAAGGACAGATACCAAATAATAACAGATACAGTGATTGAGCAAATGGAAAACTTGGGCAGTGATTGGTTAAAATCATGGTCAACAAATGCGATGTCAGGCCATCATAACGTTATTAGTAAAAAAGCATATCAAGGAACTAACACTTTTTTGACTGCCATCAGTAGTTTTAAAAATGGTTTTCAGTCTAATCAATGGGGCACCTATAAACAATGGCAATCTAAAGGCTATTCAGTAAAAAAAGGCAGTAAAGGGACTGACATAATATTTTTTGATAAAATCAAAATAGAAGATGCAGAAACAAAAGAAGAAAAGTTTATCCCAATATTAAAAGGATTTTCTATTTTCAATGCAGACCAAATACAAGATTATTGGTCAGGCAGTGCAATTCCTGAAAAGCCAACTTTCAAACATGAACAAACAGAACAACTTGTTACTAATAGTCAGGCAATAATTAAGCACGGCGGTAATCGTGCATTTTATACAAGTGAATCTGATTTTATACAAATGCCCCATAAAACAGATTTTAAAGATATTGACGGTAGCAATGCCATGCAAAATTATTACTCAACATTATTACATGAATTAACGCACTGGACCGGTCACACTTCCAGGCTTGATAGGAAACTAGCTAATAAATACGGTAGCAATGCGTATGCCTTCGAAGAATTAATCGCTGAAGTTGGCAGCGTATTTTTAACCGCTATGTTAGGCATAGAAAAACAACCGCAACCTAACCATGCTAAATATCTTAATGGCTGGTTGGAAGTATTGAAACGAGATAAACGTGCAATGGTTAAAGCTTTTGGATTAGCACAAAAGGCAAGTGATTACATCTTAGCTTATCAGGATAACAATCAATTACAGGCAGCAGAATAGCGTTTATAATTAGACAGGCAGTGTTACGCTGCCTGTCTATGTATAAGTGCTAGTCAGTGCTTAAAACGCCAATAATGGCATATTAAAAAGAAAGGTAAGACAATGACAAAGTTTAATATATTTATAGCAATAATTGTTATGTTGTTAGCAGTAGCCTTGATAGATTTTATAATTATTAATTGGTTATTAGGCTGCAATACATGGGATAAATCGCTGTGGACCGAATACAACAGCTGCTTTAATCCTTTTGATTTGTTCTAATGGCAAGCTATGAAGATGCTAAAAGAGAATACCTGTATTTTGTTAGTGAAGGTATGGGTATTTCTTTTATAGCTAAACTGTTAGATATTCCACGGATACAAATAGACAGTCCATTTAGTGAGAGAGAAGGATTGCTTACAGAAGAATATGTAATTGAAGAAATTAGAAAACTATTAGAGAAAGGCAGCGAATGACAAAAAAACAATTTATGGAAATGAGAGAGAGTATGCAGCTTACTAGGTTACAACTAGCAGAGAAACTACAACTCACCAGACAAACTATATTCAACTATGAGTATGGCAAGTATCCAATACCAAAGTGTGTAGAATATGCAGTTAAATACTTATCTTTGGAACTAAAAAAATAAGGATTGTGCAATCTATATAGATTATGTCTGAAAGATAAGACCCAGATAAATAAGCGTCCTACTTGCCCTTTTGATGGGCAGTAGAACACTTATTTATAGAAAGGATGCGCACAATCTAACTAAACATTTGATATACGCTACAATGAAATTAGTGACTATCATATTTTTTGTTGACACGCAAGGCCCTAGAGAGAAAGGAGCTTTACCCAAGATTCTAGGGTAACAATCGCCACTTCGTTACCCTTATATTTTTTATTAATATCTTTAAGATAGAGAGCGCAGCGTATCGGTTGATGGTCAAACTTAAATATCAATACAGGCTTGTTTTTAGCCGCATCAGCCGCTTTTACTACCTGTTCCCACCATTCCCTGCGGAAAAATCCGTTTGACGATTCTGGACGTTTATATCGCTTACATTCGATTGTCCAGCCATCAACCCCAAGTAAGTCACCTCTATCAGCTTGTCGGTATTGTTCGATATCTCTTTTGATATCTTGAAGAGAGAGGTGCATCCTGAGATAGTTTGCAACCTCTCTCTCGAAACTAGCTCCTTTGTTTCTGCTATTAGTCATGATAAAAATCACTCGCAGTGACTTCACCTTTTGTGGCAATAAAGATTTTGTTAATTGTGTCCTGTTTTGGTTTGCGTTTACCTTGTATTAAAAGAGTAATAGTTGAGTTATCTAATCGTGCAATCTTCGCAAAATACCGTCTACTAATACCTTTTTCTTTTATATAATCTTCTAGTTTCATTGTTCTGTTTCCTTATAAAATTCACTAGCCCAATGAATACGTTGTTGCCTATTAGACCGTACACTTTTGCGAGTCCTATTATCTGTTTTTATCAATCCTTTTTCAATCAAGGGTTTAAATCGTGGTGTAATACTTGCTGGATGTATTGTAACCAACATTCTTTCAATCTCAGACATCGTAGCACCTTGTTCACGAAATTGTGAAACGGCCTCCAAAACAATCTTCTCTAATTTATTTGGGTCAAGTGATATCGCTGCATTTTTACTTGTTTCAGGGTCAGTATTTCTTCTCATCTTATATGCGTCTTTGTTTTCCATTTCATTGTCCTCTCTGTTAGTTGATGCGTTGACAATAATAGATGGTTGACAATATGTCAATGGTATGAGATTGTATCATACGGAAGGAGAAAACAATGACTGAATACAGAAAAGCATTTGGCAGTAGGGCCATGCATAATAGTGCATCTGGTGGTACACAACCCTTAGATGAGTATTTTCTAAAACTTTATTGTGACCATTATTTGCAGCTACAGTTCCCAAGTTCTGCTAAAATGACCGCAGGAAACGCAGTACAACGACTTGTTGATTTATCGCTGGGCCTTACGTTTGATAAGAAAGAACCCATCGAATTCGAAGAAGCACAACGAATTGTAGAGCGTGAGTATAGTTTCTACAAACCTCGTACATTCGATGATGGGAAAGATGCAGAGGAACACCAAGAGATACGACAACACATACATTCAACAGCCGTACAAGCACACAAAGGATTGAAAGAATACTTTAAAAAGCAAAAGTTTACAGGCGAAAAGAAAGAGTTTTTTGATGTTGATGGTGTCGATGTGCCAACGATGTATCTGATTGATTATCGGTCAAAGAAAAAGATGATAGATTTAAAAACAAGTTGGTCTATTCGCAATCCCATAAAGAAGGATGGCACACGAACCTGGCGCATACCCAAACCACCCAAAGAACCAACGCACAACCAAATCTGTCAGCAAGCAGTCTACTGGAAAGCAACAGGCTTAACACCAGCCCTGTTATTTTGCACAGCAGATGGCTATGAAATATCTACACCAGAAACTACTGACTTGCTGAAAAAAGATAGCCTAGAGTATCACTTTAACGTGGTGAAACAACGATGGCTCGTCATACAAAACATTATGAAAAAATCAAAAAACTTTGATGAAGCATTGCAGTTTGTATCACCTGATTTAGAGCGAATAATGTCATATCAAGGCAACGAATTTTTTAGAATAGCAAAATTAATATGGAGCATATAATGGATGAAAAACCAATACAAAAAGAAAATGAAAATAACGATAGATATTTAGAACGAGTTTTAAATTGGGAAACTCACATGAGAGAGCAAGCTAATAGAGAAATGATACAAAACCATGATGTTTTAAGTATTAATGTTTCCAAATTAAAAAAAGAATTGGACGATTTAACTGAAAAGTTACAGGCATTTCTAACATTATTTAATGAAAACAACAGATTAATGAGACAGCAAAATGAAAAAAAGACAGATACCACAACATCTTAAAGAACTAATTGATAAGGTTGGCATGAGCGAACAAGAGGCTACTTGGGATTGTCATGGTACACCTGTTATTTATCACGATGCTCTTGAACGTATTGCAAGTCATATCGGCATACAGTTTGAAAAACCAGATATTATAAAGAATAATGTAGAAGAAGGTTTTGTTGCTATGTGTGTAACAGGAACAGATGGTGATAAAACAGAATGGTCTATCGGTGAAGCAAGTCCTTACAATTCAAAGAACAGCTATCCGTTTGCCATGAGTGAGAAACGTGCCAAGGACAGGGTAATCCTCAAACTTATCGGTGCGTCTGGATTTGTATATTCAGAAGAAGAAGCAGAAAGTTTTAAAAACCCTAATCGTCAAGTTGAACAAAAGCAGCAAGTCAAACAAGAAGAACCACCACCGTTTGAACCTGACCCAAACTCTGTATCAATCTTGGAACAAGATTTAACAGATGACCAAATGCGTGATTTGAGTAGAGATGAATATCTTATGGTGCAAATACCAACACAGATTAGTAAATTTATTGATGCACAAGATGCAAATACTTGGCTCAATAAAAACAGTAAGTTATTAGAAACAATTAAACAAAACTATTCAGCAGATTATAAAATTATAAGTACGCTATTTAATAAAAAACTAGATGATTTAGAAGGAGAAGAAAATGGCTAAAACATATGAACCAATCTTACAACAAACTTTATTTGAACCAGATAGGAGTAGTGATGACCCTAACGCAAGAACTCAAGCAATATGTCAAGTTATTACTACGTTAGGTGATTGGAATAACACAACAAAAAGTATTGATTCTCGTGAAATTGTGTTAGAAAAAGACCAGGAATATTCAATACAAATATATAAATCAGATTATCAAACAGCCAGAGGTCGTGATAAATACACGATGCGTATATCAAAAGTCATAGATGATGGGCAAGGTTTGCCAGTTAAACCAGCGATAAGAAGACTTTAATAAAAAACCCTGTGCAGGGAACTATTAACCTACACAGGGAGTTTCAATGTCACATAGGGAGGAAATCCATGATAAAAACTTCGCTCGATAAACCATACAATGAAAATTCAAAAAAAGAAATAGAAAATTTTCGGCAAGAGTTAAAAAGATTAAAAGATGAAGTCATACATTTCCAACCACCTAAACCTACACGTCAAACAAGAGCAAAAACAAGTTCTAAGGTAGCTAAAAATATAAGTGGTTGGAGAAGAGGATTCTTCTAATTACATCTTTTTCTTTTTAGGTTTCTTCCCAGCCTTTTTCATAGCCATCGCAGTCGCAGCTTGCTTCTTGGCTTTCTTGGTTTTCTTCATCATACCACCACCATAATGTCCTGGCATCTTAGTCTCCTTTTCTTTCTTTCCTTTGAGGTATTCAACCTCTTTACTTTTTGGATTTATTGCGTTTGCTAATCGCTCTAGCTTTTGCTCTAGCATCCGCTTTACTACTTGCACCCCACGCACGAAGGCTAAGTAATAATCTCGTAGGTTTTCCCTTACTGTCACGTTCTGGCCCTTTCATATTGCCCATTCTTGCTAAAAAACTTGCACGTCTTGGATTATCCCCAGACTTTACAGGACGTTTTAAATTAGCTCCTGTAGTGCGCTTGAAGTGCGCTCTACCAGCAGCGTTTAATCCACCTTTAGGATTCTGAAACCGTTTGGCTACCATCTACCTGTCTCATCCTCTCAACTAAACGCCTTGCCCTGTTTGGTACTTGTGTGTACCACTTTGAATCGACCATTTCATCCGCAGCACCAGGCCAATCTCGTGCATCTACGTTGGCTTTCATGCCCTTGAACTTTGATAGTCTCGGATACCCCAGATTAAACATCATGTTTGCTACAATCAACTGCACTTCTTCTGGTAAGTCGTTGAAGTCTTTGTAGAGTCTGTGACAATCTTCCATAGTCACAGCAATATCTAAATTAAAAGCAGACTGCACACGACTTTGTTCAATCACTGTACCAACTTCCATGTTGCACTCTGGGTCATCTTTGGTAATCAAGTGTCCAATACCAAACGTGGGTAATCCCAGATGGTCAAGATATATCTCGTATTTACAGCCCTCGTCTTCGGCTAACTGCTCTCGCAGTTTATCCACGTCCATTTTTCTTTTTGCCTTTTCTTAATTTCTTAAAATCAGCACCTGTAATTTTATTTCGTGGTGATGCTACTCTGGCTATTTTCATTTGTTTTGGCGATAGTTTTTTACCTGGCATTATTTCTTACCTTTCTTTTTCAACAAAGATTGTAATGTTTTGGCTTGCCCAGCGTGTGAACGTGATGCCTTTCGCAAGCCTGATGCTACCTTTTTTACCTTTGCTTTTTGCTGTTTCGTCATCATTTCTTTTTCGCCTTTTTCTTTTTACTACCTCTGATTAAATCGGCATCTGCTTTTCGTGCGCCACCTTTACCTGTTGCAAATGACCGGACTCTCCCAGCCGCCCATTGATGTGCTGATACTTTGGGTCTACTACCAGCAGAATAATATGCGCCTAGCCCTCGTTGATATACCTTGCCTAGCGTTGCTTTTGATATACCAGATGACTTGGAATACTTTGCTACAACGGCTGCCTTGCTCATCCTTTGCTCCTTATCTTGCTGATTCTATTCATCATCGCTGGTGTAAGTTTGCCTTGTCGATACAGTTTAGCAGTACGTTTTATCTCTGCTTCTCGTGCTTTTGGGTTCTTTGCGCCACGCACATATTTCTTTGGCACACCACCTTTTGTTTTTGGAACTTTTGCAAACTTTCTCATTCTTTTGGCTTTCTTTTTATTGATTCAGCTAATCCACCGCCAAAATAAAAACCAATAATTAATAACATTATCTCACCAATATAAAAATCGTCAAGAACTGTTTTAATTGTAAATGTGTTGCCGAACCCAAATAAAGTCATTCCTAACACAAGAAAAAAAGATAGAAGAAATGTGCCACCGAACATTAAAGCAAGATATCTTTGAGCCACTTTAAATGGTGCATAACTCTTCATCAACTCAACTTTTGCTTGAGTTTTTGCTTCTATCATTTCGGTATCAGACGTATGAATTGAGTCAATCAAATCAATTCCTTTGGATAAAATTTTATCTGACCCTAATATTTTGCCAATCACACCAAGCATTAATGTTTCTCCGAGTTTAACCAAACAGCAAGACTACCAGTCATAGCGCCAGTCACTACAGATATTAAACTTGCTTGTTGTGTTGACAAGTCTGGTTGAGACAATGCCCACTCAATACAACGTATATACACACCAGTCATGCATAACATCATAAATCGTGGTAATATTTTTAACTCTAAAAGTTTTCTTGCTACTTCTTCTGCACTCATTATAAACTACCCCTATTATACCAAAGATAAAACACAAACATAAAAAAGCCAACCACTGTAATCACAAGAAAGAAAATACTAACAACCTCTACAAAATGTCTCCTGGCTTCTCTTTGTGCATACAAAGTTTCTTTTCTTTG